GTTAAACTTCCTCAACAATAGGGCCTACGGGTTTACCGTATTTCAACGCAGTTGCTTCAATAAAAAAAGCAGGAGCTTGTTTAGAACTCCCTGCATTAAGGTATTTCATATATTCTGCAGTATTCTGAATGTCTACACTGACAGGTGTTGTTACAGCTGACCAAGAATCTCTTGCGTTTCCTGTATCAACTGGAGTAACACTCTTTAAGTCACTGACCATACGTACTGCAGATTTTTGTAGACCTTCTCTAGAGATCTTTTGAGATTCCTCTTTAATTCTTGAAAACTCGCTTGCAATGTTTAATAACTTAATCTTTAACATAGGCCTTCCACCTTATCTCCACCTTTTGCATCTAGCATACGTTTGAAAAAGGCTGAGTTCATTAAAGATTCACCAACTGTTCTGCTTTCTTGCATCTTCTTTAAGGATGCAAACATTTCAGCAGGAGCTTTCTTTTGTCCAAGAGACGTTAATATATGAGCTGTCCTTAAGTCTTCTCTCCAACCAATAGGTCGTTGTTCAAAGAATTGTAGCCATTCCTGAAACTCAGTATATGGCATTTCTTCTACAAGCTGATATACTGGTATTCCTAAAGTATAGGCAAGCTCATATATAACAATTTCTTCTTGACTAAGATTTACTTTCCCTGCTCACCTGGATTCATTCCGGAGAACTTCATAACTTCATTAGAGAGCTTTGTAAGCTCATCCATCGGGAAGGCTCTAAAGTCATCCTCAGTAAGATCACCAGCACCTTCTACTGCTAATGAAACTACTTTCTGAAGAATACTAAAACCAGGATCATTAGGATCTAGTGACTTTGCAGCTTCCTGAATTTCAAGAACTTCTGCGACACTAAGCTTAGTAATTTTAACGTCTTCATTCATAAACTTTACAGTCTTAGAGAGACGCTTTCCAATCAAGTTCTTGAGACTCATTTCTCGTCCTTAAAATCACCTGAATTATTAGCCTGAAACTCATCCAATTGCCTTCTCATTGCGTGAAGTACTGAAAGAGTCTTAAAAACTTCTGAGGCCTTGTCCTGTCTTGTTTCAAATTCGGGAAGACGCTCAAACGTTTTTCTAATGCTAATATCGATACTTCTGCGCATATGCTTAGCAGTCTTCCTAAGCACATACCCCATACTAAATGGTTTATTTTCCATATTATTCTGAGAGGGGCAAATTAATGCCCCTCCTTTATTAGGTCGTGTAAGGCCCGAGGAAGTCTGACTGAACTGAGAACGCTAATGTAGCTGTCGTTGCATCAGTGAGCGACGGGGTCACTAACATTGATTCAATCTTACCCATAAAGTAGAAGTAAGTATTTGCAACAGTTCCAACGCCACCAGCATTAGAGTCATAGACACCTTGAGTAGCACTAGTAGTCACTGTACCGCCATTAGCAACTGTCTTAGGCGGAGTGGGTAACAGAAGGAATCTCCAAGGACGGCTGATACCATCACCAACCATGTTAGCAAGTACGCTACCCGGATTAGTCATCTCACCACTAGCAAACGTAGGTGCTGTGGTTCCGGCTGCCCATAAAGTTGCAACGTAGTTAATTGTAACTTCCAATGACGGAGGATCTGACTGTCCACCAACTGTCTGGGCTTGCTTTTGGCCATAAACAGGCACATTAACAATGTTCGGTTGAGCACCGATAGCAGGGAACTCTCTAACGTTCAGTAAACGAAGATATTGGGGATTGCTAGTGGCAGTTACAAACTTAGCATCGTAGCCGGCCTTATCTTGGGTGGCAGCTGTAACGCCCGGATCCTTACCAGAGGCAATAGTACCAATTGCCACTGACAAGTCTGTAAACATTGCCGTAGCAATTGAAGCGATGTGAGCCATTATTTAACTCCGAAAATGGTTAAAAGGAAAAGAAAGTGTACTTCTGATAAGACTCTTGTTAGCATAATCAAGTCCATTTGGAGTTAAAGAACTACCAAACAGTTGAGTGGTTTTCCCACTTGCTTGTATAGTACGCCTAGAAAAGTGCTTATCAACCAAATCAGCAATTTCAGAAGATCTCTTAGGACCTTCATTAGCTGGGCTAAATATCTCTACAATCAGCATTCCTGAAACTGACAAACTGTTTACACTTTCCCCGCTAGGAATAATTGTAACTCTGATAAATTCATTATCAGTAGATGAAGCTAGAAAATTTGAAGGATACGTCCTAATATTTTCACCTGTCCATGCTGTACTTGCAAATATGGAGAAAATATCAGACTGTACATCTAAATACTTTCCCATCA